ATTGGTTAACTGCTAATTCATCCCAAATATGTAATGTATCACCAACACGACTTCCTAGAACGCCAGCCATCACACTTACGTTAAAGTCCGTTCCCCAGTAGATTTCTGCGCCTGTATCTTTAATTGTATCAAGAATGTTTTCGTCAGTAAAATCAGGATAAACGCGGCCAGATAATGTTTCAAACGAAGCTAAATATTCCTGTCTAAATGTTCGTTCATCAAGTGTCCTGCGTGCCGCTTCAATTTCTTCTGCTGCAACATTACCTCCTTGGACTGTTGTATAACTAAAAGTTTCCCAATCAGGTTGATCTTGCGCTTGTTCCCATAAGTCATGGAACCAGTTGAGTCCTGCGGGAGTGGTGATAAACCAAGCGGGGCCACCTTGATCTGACAATGCAGGTCGCAGCACCATTTCCCATGCAGTTTGCTTTACATAAGCAGCTTCATCAATTACAAGTGAAGCAAGGCTAACACCTCGCAAACTATCTTCATTGTCAGCACCTCTCAATGCAACAATGCTTCCGTTAATAAATTCAATGCTTAGATCAGATTCATTGCGTTTAACTACTAGATCAAGTGGTGCCATTGCTTTTAACTGCCGCCATGCAATTTGTTTTGCCATGCGGTAGTTAGCTGTTACATACCAATTCAAGCTACCTGGTTTCTCAAGCGCCCAGCAAATTAGTCTAGTAATACACAGATATGTTTTGCCAAATCTACGACCTGAGCAAAGTAGTTTAAAACGATTGCTTGAATCCCAAACATTGCGCTGAGGGATCGTTAAAGCACCAGCTAGTGTTGAAGTTATCTCAGAGAAATTGCTTTGGTTATAGGTTAACAATGCAGAGCAATTTTCAAGAATTGTACCGCCCTTACATGTTGCAAGAATGCTCATAAACCAATCTGCGCAATTACAGCAGACCTTGAAACACAGCCCAGTGCAACGCTTAGGTTGCCTGTTCGCATAGCTTCTTTGTGTATTGCAGAAAGCTGGCCCATAACTTGCGCTGTATATGCTTGCCTGTCAATCGACCAGTCTTCTTTTAAGACAAGACGAGCACGAGCAATGTACTCATCAGCAGTGCGTGTACATACGCCCCATTGACTTGCAGCATATTGCAATACATCAGACCGTGAACCACCATTGCATAAAAGGCGAACAACTCGATTGACTCGCACATCCATTTCAGCGATTGTAATTCTTGCCATTTTTAAGCGGGTCTCTCAATAATGTAACCAGAGAAATCGCCAAATCTGAACCAATTTACGAAACCGCCACCAAGCTGTTCTTCAGTAATAGGTCGTTGGACACCTGATAGGGACAACTCTTTCTCAATAATTTCTTCTGCTGATACATTAGCAGCTTTTTTACCTGCGAGCGTGAGGCGATATAAAATTGTTGAAATATACCCTCCTTTAGGTTCAAGTTTATCAAACACAATGATAGCACCGCCAGGACGACAGTTTAGGCGTAAAACATTCATAAGCTGTATTCTTTTTCTAGGTTCAATAAACATAAGGCAAAGAAATAATACTGCAAGATCGAAAGCATCAAAATCAAAATTTTCTGCTTTAGAACAAAAAACTTCACCTGGTGCATTGTAGATTTTGCACATTTCTTTTGATGGTTCAATAGCAATTAATTTTGCATTTCTTGCTTGAATTACAGGTGCCAATGCTCGTCCGATATTGCCAGTAGATGCTCCAATATCGTAAACAATACCATCTTCGGGTATGTAATGCCTAGCTATATGTTTTAAGGCATCAGTTGCAAGATCGTACCACGGCAACTGTTCTCTAACGTGCTTGTCAAAGCCATTAGCAACCTCTTCATTTTCGAAAGTCCAGTTGCGTGGGATTTCCATGTTAGTCTTTAGGTAAATAGCCAAATTTCTTGCGAAGTTCAGCGTTGTAGAAAACTGTTGGATTAGCAACACGCTCTTGCATAAATCTAGCAACACCACTGCCACCTTGAAATGTATCTTTAGTGCGGTTTATGACCCATTTAGGAAGAAGTGGTTCAGCTGCTTTTTTTAATAATCCTTTTGATAGCGGAGATTCTGCCTTATTTAACTGGACTACGCGTTCTACTAATTCTTGTTCCATGAAAGGAAGACGGCATTCAACACCAGCCGCCATGAATGCTTTGTTACAACGAACAAAATTGCCACGCGACATTTTATTCAATTGAGCATGGCGAAGTTTAATAAGTTCAGATTCATTTGCTTTTGATGCCTGAATGCAAAAATTTCCATAACCACCAAACAATTCATCGGCTGCTTCACCAGACAGACAAGCACGAAAGCCTTCGGCATAAATACGTTGGGCCAATGGGAGGCAAAGCATTGCAATTTCAATCTGAGCCTTGCTTGAAATTTCAATTGAAGAGATTGCATTTTGAATTGATTGATCTGTAACGTCAATAGGCACTTCTATTAATTTGACTTCTAATTCAGAACATAATTTCTTAGCAGCTTTTAAGTCGTCAGAGTCTGAATTAAATACAGCTGTAAATGCTGTTATGTCGTGACCTGATTGTTTAGCAAGTGCTAAAATCATGCTGCTATCAAGTCCACCTGAGATTAGACAGCAAACTGGTGCATCTGCTGTTAGACGTTTTTGTACGCCATGTTTTAACAACTTAAATACATCAATGTGATCTGTTTGTTGATGTTTAGGCATTTCATACCAATTCAACCATTGACCTGTTACAAGATTAAATGCATGACCTGGAGGAACAGCAATAGGTTTGAGATTAGTTGGGAATGCTTTACGTTCAGAAGCCCAAATGTAACCTTTTTTTGTTTTTGCTAAATAAACAGGAATTTTGCCAAAAGCATCTCGTACTAACCAATGCTGATTATCTGAACTGCTCCATGCAAATGCAAACATACCATCTAAAAGATGAAGGCCACTAATGCCATGGCGCTCAAGGGTAACAGCTAAAACCTCAGTGTCACCAGTAGTTTTAAATTTAGAACCTAAGTGCTGCAGTTCAGAACGTAATTGAACGTAATTCCACAATTCACCGTTGAAAGTAAGTGTAGATCCTTCACGCCTAAAAGGTTGGGCAGATGCTTCAGTCAAATCAACTAAAGCAAGCCGAACATGACCATGAATTGTTTGGTCATGAACAGTAATACCTTTGCCATCAGGTCCACGATGAATAATCTTATTGAGCATTTCTTCAACTTGAATGGCTGTACCATTAAATGCTCCTGCTATGCCACACATGATAAAATCTCCTTTGCAACGTGAGCAGAAATAGCTTTCATCATTAGTGGCGGAACAGAACGCCCCATGCGTTCCCATTGCTGCATAAAATTTCCTTCAAGAATGAAGTCATCGGGGAAAGAACAAAGTCGGCGTACCTCTGGGATTGTGAGGTATCGTGGCTCATTCCAGTGGTATGAACAAGCTGTAGCTGTAATTGTTGGCGCAGGTTTAAATGGTGAAATTTTTCTTTGATTAAAAAATGAATTTTTCCCATGCAATTTAAGATTGGCAACAGTAAAATTATCACCAGGTTTTGTATGATGCCAAAGGTTTAATGTAAATGTTGTACTTCCTAAAAACTTAAGTTCTCTTTCACTAGCTTTTGCAATATCATAAAAAGATTCTTCAACAGTGTAGGTATGTTGAAATGGTTTTGGATGTGATGGCAAAACATTTAAATCATTGCGCACACCAACAAAAATAGTACGTTGCCTTGCTTGCGGGACACCAAGCCATTGGCTATCAAGCAACTTACACGACACTTGGTACCCACAATTTTTAAGTTCCGCAAGAATTTTCTTAAAATATCCTTTTGCAGTTCCTTTAATCAGGCCGGATACATTTTCAGCAATAAATACTTTAGGTTGCAAGCCATTCAATATACGTGAGTATTCAAAAAATAAATCATCAACACGTTGCACTTGATTATCACTATATTTTTTAGACTTACCCCATCCAGCTTCTCTTGACCCTGCTGTACTAAAAGCTGAACATGGTGGCGAACCGTCAAAAATATCAAGTTCGCCTGGTTTTAAGTTAATTGCATCAAGAATGTCACTTGCTTGTACAGTGCGAATATCGCGAGTATCTAAAAAACTGTCAGGATGATTAGCTTTGTAGGTTTCTTGAGCCGCAGGTACAAATTCGTTTGCATAAACAACTTTGTATCCAGCCATACGGTATCCGAGACAAGATCCGCCACCACCGGAAAAAGTAGACGCAACTTTGTATCCGTTCCAGGGCAGTGATTTGATTTCTGCCATAAGTGGAATTTTATAATCAGCTTTTGTCAATGTGTTTTACCGCTCCATTCATAACCGCAAGAAGGGCACCTGTGTTCAGTCTTAATGTTTTCATCAAGTTCGTCAAAATCTTCTGGCGCAATTTTCTCGGTTGATTCACCAATAAGTGCTGAAATATCTTCTTCTTCAAACCAAGGAGAAATATCGTGCTCCATAGAAAGCCTATGAAGCATTTCATTATCCCATGAAGATAGTTCTGATGTTCTGTTATCAGCAAGCGCAAGG